ATTGATTGGGAAAATGATATTTACTATTATCAACCATCATTTGATGACATTATGTCACGTATAATGGAATTAGATCCATTTTCTAAAGTATATACAGATGACATAGAGGAATACTTTCCTGAATACGAAATTGAAGATTGGATTAACAATAACGAAGATACAGATGAAGACTATTAAAATTAGAAATTTAAAAACAAATAAAATGATTGAAATGAAGCCTTATTTAATTGGTGACATACCGAATAGCTTTAATAAATATAAAGACATATACTTTAATAAAAACGGTATAACTTATATTGAGAAAAAAGAATCTTTTTGGGATGCCATTAGCTAAAGTAATTGTAGATAATGATATGTATTTAATAAATACAGACACTCCAATTGATTTTCAAGAAAAATTAATTAACCACATAATAAATCAATACCCACCAAATACTTTGTGGGAATATTTTGAAACTGTAGAAATAAATGATGTAATATGACAAGTGATCAACTTAATAAGCTTGCTGATTTAATAAGTGATAAAATAATAACTTATTTAGATCATCAATTTAATATTGAACCTGTTAAAGAAATTGGTCCTCAAGAATTTTTTCATCATTCTTTAGACACTTTTGGGAATATTAAAAATATTGATAAAAAAACATTAATCGCAACACAACTTCAACAGCTTGAAGCAACAAGAGATGAATTACTAGAACAAGAAAAATATGAATTACTATCTGAATTAAAAGAAATATATGACAAACTTAAAAAAGAATATGATGAACTTTAAACCAATGCTAGCGCACCCGGTATCAAAAAAAATTAAATATGACCAAACACTATTTATTCAGCCAAAGCTGGACGGAGTTAGATGCTATATTACAGCAGACGGCGCATTCAGCCGCAACAACAAGCAGTTCCACAATTGTAAGCATATACTCACTGAGCTTAAACCACTCTTTGCTAGCAATCCTTACCTTATTCTTGATGGCGAGCTTTACAATCATAAGTTTAAAAACAATTTTAACAAAATAATTTCTCTTGTACGTAAGCAAAAACCTACACAACAAGATAAATTTGAATCTGCAAGTTATTTGCAATTTCATTGCTACGATTTGTTTTCTGATTATGTAGATCCTGAACCTGCAAATTCATTTGCTAATCTAAAATTTATTGATCGTACACTTGCTATTACAAGCTTTAAAAGTAAATACAACCTTAAGTTTACCCATGAGGTTGATACCAAAGTAGTATTTAATAATAAACAACTAAACGAACAACATGGACAAAACAAAGCAAACGGCTACGAGGGCTCAATGCTTAGAACAAACAGCTTATATGAACAAAAACGAAGTTACACATTACAAAAAATTAAAGACTGGTCGGATACCGAGATCACAATCACTGATTATATTGAAGGCAAAGGCAAATTCAAAAATGGCCTTGGCAAATTCATCGGTGTTGATTCAGACAATCGAATAGTTGAAGTACCTTGGCCATCACTTACAATACTTGATCGTCAAGGTATATGGCACAACAGAGCAGCTTATATTGGCAAACAACTAACCTTTGAGTATTTCGAACGCACGCCATCGGGTGCATATCGTTTTCCTCGAGCTAAAGCAATGCGCAGTTATGAGTAAACTTATCTGGGAATTATATAACACAAATCAAATTAGCGAAGAAGTCGCACACACATTATTAGACAAATTATATGAGTAAAAAATTATACAAACATTTGCTATACACGAACTATAACGGGATAGTACAGAAAATTAAAACAGAAAAAAATGAACTTAAAAATAAAAAGAAGGCAAGATCATAAAAATTATATTTTTGATAATATATATAGATTGCGCAGAGAAATAATAAATGACGTTTTAGTGGGCACTAGAAAAGAAAAAATGCCTATAAAAATGTTAAAACATAAAGCGGGTTTAATATTAAAATATAGTAGACGACTAAAACTATTACATATATGAAATGGTACAGCCACCCAACTTATAAGTCTCACTTAAATCAAATGAAATCATTCAAGTCCGTAGACAATATAAAAAGTCCTTATATTGAATGGCCTAGATCTTTAGCTAATTCATTTAATAGAGCTTACTCAAGAATTGGTATACTGGATTTAAATGATTTATTGCAAGAGGGATATTGTAGTTTTTATAGAGCATGGAAAAAATTAGACTGGGAGTTAATAGGGAAGTCCATTCCTGAAGAGCGTAACGGTATAATAATCAACTATTTAAAAATAAATATTAAAAATGGTATTAAAAGAGCCATTGCAAAAGATAGAGACACTATAAGGATTCCTGAAGCTTATTATAATTTAAGACCTCACGGTGATGCTTATGACGGTAAATACGATGCTAACTATCAAATTGATATCTTTTTAACTAGAACATTTTCATCTTTTTTTAACTCTGATTACTTAGACATTGTAGATCAAACACCTGATTTTAATAATGAGCAATTAAATTTATTACTTAATGATGTATTTAATAAATTTTTGACTACCTTTGAAAGAGAAGTTATTAAAAGATCTTTTGGTATTGATGAACCTTATGATAAACCTCAAAGCATTAAAAAAATAGCTGAATGGTTTAATAAATCACCCGTGTGGATTAAAAAAACTAAAGCGCGAGCTTTACTCAAACTTAAAGACGAAGAAATAACTCAAATAATAAACAATTTTTTAGAAAAATGATATACTTTTTTATATTTTTATGTAATAAATATTATAGCTATGAATACTAAATTATATGACATTGAAGATGATATAATAGATAGAGGCGATGCCACTAATATGGACGAAGCTTTAGACTATTATAATATAGAGCGCATTTATCAACATGATAAAAACACACATGATAAACTAAACGATTTTAATATCAGGGTAGAATCTGATTATTATAATTCTTATTATATTAATGGTAGCTTCACTACCAAAACAATTAAATTAAATAACAAATTATATCACAAATTAAATGACAACAGCAGAAAAATTAAGTAACATTCAAGTAGAATTTAAAGCTAAAAAGTCTAGGTTTAATTCTTTTGGAAAATATAACTTCAGATCAGCTGAGGATATACTAGAAGCATTGAAACCTATTAACAAAAAATACAGAGTATATTTTACGGTAAACGAAACGTTTATTCAAGCTGAATTGCCTGTAATAGAAACAACCGCCACTATGTTTGATATAGATGACAACTCTAAAATTGCGGCAAAAGCTATTGTAGCAGTTGATTTAAATCAAAAAGGTATGGCAACACCCCAACAGTTTGGGAGCGCTTCTAGCTACGCTAAAAAATATGCGCTAGGTAATCTATTATTAATAGATGATACTGCAGATGCGGACGCTACAAATGATCATGGGAAGCTAAAGCCAAAGATCAGTTCTAACAATATTGACAAAGCTAAAAAGTTTTTAGATAATGGAGGATTATTAAAAACTTTACAAGATAAATATGATATAGAACCTACTGCATTAAAACAATTACAGAATGGATAAACAAGAGATATTAAATAAACTACGAGATGACGAAAATTATTACGGTGATTTTGGAAAACAGTTTTTAAGCAATTCTGACATTTCGTCGTTATTAAATAACCCTCTTGATTTCAAGAAGCAATTATCTCCATCACCGGCATTGGTCATAGGAGGCTACTTCCATACATGCATACTGGAGCCACACAAGCTTGATAAGTTTAAAATAATTAAATCTAGTACAAGGAATACAAAAGTATATAAAGAATTATCTGACGGCGATATTTGTTTATTAGAACATGAAGCAGATAATATACAACTAATGCGAGAAAAAGCTTTAGGTAATGATTTGTTTAAAGATTTAATTCAAGAAGGAGACGTTGAATATGAAGTTCCTGGACTTATTGAGCTTGAAGGTTTACAGTGGAAAGGTAAAGCAGATATTATTAATAAATCTCATCAACTTGTAGTTGATTTAAAAACAACTAACAATATAAATTCATTTCAAAATAGCGCTCATAAATATAATTATGACAGCCAGGCTTATATATATTCTAAAATGTTTGGTTATGAATTAATATTTTTAGTTATTGATAAAAACACACGACAACTTGGATTGTTCGATTGTTCAGATAGATTTTTAGATTCTGGTCAAAACAAAGTTGCAAGAGCAGCCCAAGCCTATAACGAATTTTTCGTTAATGAAGACATTGACATAGGTCAATATTATATTTCTAAAACACTTTAATTTAAATTTAATTTTATGAGAACAAAAAAGAAAATTTGTGATGTTACTGGAATCGAAACAAAACCAGCTAATTTTTATGCAAACCAATCGCATGTAAAAGCAGTTGATAATATGAGAAGATTAACAGGGGCAAATAAATCACAGCTTAAAAGAATGTTTAACCAATTAGCTACATACTAATGGCAAGTATTATTTCAGCAAACATTGACTTAACTAAAATTGATAAGTCAAAAATTTATGAAGGTAAAAAAGGTAAGTATTATCCGGTAACTATTGTTTTAAATGATGAACCTGGCCAGTATGGCGATTCAGGCTATATTCAAACAGAACAAACTAAAGAGGAAAGAGACGCAAAACAGCCTAAAAGTTATTTAGGAAATGTTAAAGTTGTATGGACTAACGGAGAAAATGTAACTACAGCAGCCAGAGAAGGTATGCCACAGCAAACTTCTATGCAGACACAGGCTCCTGCTCCTGCCATGACCTCTGAGCCTGATCTTCCTTTTTAATGAATGAAGATTTCGATTTTATAAGCGTCGAGTATGACGACGATGGAGAAATAACTTTAATTGAAGACTAATGAATACAACTGAGATTAACGGTTTTGAAATTGACGCATTTAATCAGTATGATCTACAGGCTGGGAAAAGAGAGGGTGTATGCCCTCTCTGCTCTCATACAAGAAAGCCTAAAAATCAAAAAGCTAAATGTGCAATGTACGACTGGGAAAGAGGTCTCGGAACTTGCATGAATTGCAATGAGGTATTTCAATTACACACATTTAAAAGACAATCAAATAAATTGAAAGAATATACCAAACCAGAATGGAAAAATAAGACAGACCTTAGTGATAAGGCAATTAAATGGTTTGAGTCTCGTAGTATTAGTCAAAAAACTTTAGTAAAAATGAAAGTTACTGAAGCTATTGAATATATGCCGCAAACCGGCAAAGAAGAAAATACAATACAATTTAATTACTTTATTAATAACGAACTTATAAATATAAAGTATAGAGATGGAAGGAAAAATTTTAAACTGGTTAAAGGGGCCGAAAAGGTTTTCTATAACATTGATAACATTATTGATAGTGAATATGTTGTTATTGTGGAAGGGGAGATGGATGTTCTTTCTTTTGTGGAAAGTGGAATCAATTCTGCTATCTCAGTTCCGAACGGAGCTACTATTAATAGCGTTAACCTCGATTACTTGGACAGCTGCATTGATTATTTCGAATCAAAAGAAAAAATCATTATCGCAGTTGATCAAGATGAAGCGGGATTTGCTCTTAAGCAAGAGCTTATTAGAAGACTCGGAGCAGAAAAATGCTTTACGATTGAGCTCGGTGTACACAAAGACGCTAATGAATTTCTTATGGAACATGGGCGCAATAGCCTTGCTGATCTTGTTGATAAAGCTAAGCCTGTACCCATTGAAAATGTTGTAACACTAAAAGATATAAATGAAGAGCTAGAAGAATTCATATATGAAGGATTCAAACCTGGCTACCAAATTGGTTTAAATAATTTTGATAGTATATTTAGTACTTACACAGGGCAATTTATTACTGTAACAGGTGTACCAAGTAGCGGTAAATCTGATTTTGTGGACAGAATGGTAGTTGGCTATCAAAGAAATTATGGTTGGAAAACTGCATTTGCGTCTCCAGAAAATAAACCAACATTTTTACATACGCATAAACTTATACGTAAATTTGGCAATTGGATGCCGAGAGAACAAGATATTGGTACAGATAAATGGAATAATATTATTTCTGAAGTTAACGATAATTTTTATTTTATTGAGAACGAAAGATACGATTTAGATGCAGTGCTTAGTAAAGGAGCAGAGCTAGTAAAACGCAAGGGCATTAAATGTTTAGTTATAGATCCTTATAATAAAGTTAAAATGCAAGGATCTAGTAGTATGAGCATACCTGATGCCACTATGGAATATTTAACTAGAGTTGAAGCTTTTGCTAAAAAATATGATGTGCTTGTTATAATAGTTGCTCACCCTACTAAAATGTATAAAAAAGATGATGGCACTATTGAAGAACCGAATATGTATAGCATTAAGGGTGGAGGAGAATGGTATGATGCATCATATCACGGATTGTTGGTACACCGTAATTATCAAAACAAAACAGTTAAAGTAAAGGTTTTGAAAGTAAAGTTTCAAAATTTAGGTGAAAACCAAGCAGAAGCACATTTTAAATGGGATCATATAAGCGGTGATTATTTACCCGTTGAAGAAACAACAATAGACTCTATGCCATGGGAAGTGGATTAAAAAAACGTAAAGGCAAACAAAAGAAAACTTTATGTTTCTACGATTTCATCCCAAGTAAAGAGCATATAAAATGGGATGATTATTGTATTAAGAACAATATTAGAATTAGCCCTAAACCAACGCAGCGTGGGATGGAACCTGAAGAGTGGAGAATTGAAATTAGAGTTGGTCCTTATCAAAAAGGCGAAAAAGCTTATTTATCTCCTAACGCTTATACAGCGGAAAGTATACACCAAGAATTATATAATATGAAAAAATATTACTATGATAAACGTTCAAGATGAATATAGAGGATTGCTATCAGGAACATTCCACGGTGGTGTTCCAAAAAAAGATAGAACAGGGACTGGCACAAGAACTGTGTATGGTAGAATAATCAGACACGATATGGCAAGTGGCTTCCCATTATTAACAGCTAAAAAAATATATTTTAATCATGCAGTTACGGAATTACTATGGATCCTTCAAGGACGTACTGACCTTGCTTACTTGCACCAACACGGTGTTACTTATTGGGATGATAATTATAACAAATCAAACAGATCAGATGGAACTCTGGGGGCTGTTTATGGCCAACAGCTTAGGAACTTTAATGGTCAGGATCAGCTTAAATATGTACTCCAGCAGATTGAGCACGAGCCAAGCTCGAGGCGCATTATGGCTAGCTTATGGAATCCCAGCGATATGGACAATATGGCATTGCCTCCCTGTCATTATGGTTTTCAAATACATATAAACAATAATACTCTTGATCTTAGTTGGAATCAAAGATCAGTAGATTTATTTTTAGGTTTGCCCTATGATATAGCTATGTATGGTTTATTATTATTAATGTTCGCAAAAGGTAACGGCTACAAGCCTGGTCAGCTTATTGGTTTTTTGGGAGACTGTCATATATATAATAATCATATTAGCCAGGTTGAAGAATACCTAAAAAGAAATGATACAAAATTACCTAATGTAAAATTAACAAAAGGGTTGCAGTATAATGAAAAAATTGTTGTACCTTTACATAAAGATATAAAATTAGAAAATTATAAATTTAATGAACCTATAAAAGCACCACTAGCAACATGACATATTATGTATATCATATACCCGGAGTAAAAGTTGGTTGTACAACTAATTTAGAAAGAAGGGTTACTAAACAACAGGGATATAATTCTGGAGAATACGAAGTACTTCTTGAAACTAAAGATATTACTGAAGCTTCTACAAAGGAACAGGTTTCTCAATTAAAGTTTGGTTATAAAAAAGATTTAAAATTATATAAAAATTTATTTAAAAAAAGAGCAATGAAAAAGCACAGCTCATCCCCTGCCACAACAACATTTAAAATATCAAAATCAGATTTAAACGCTGCATTTCTTGCTGATTTAGAAGTCAAAACTCAATATGGAAACTTTAAATTTGATTCAAGCGATAAAATTGATTGGGTTATTAGTAATGCAGTATCTAGCCAATTTGGGCCGTCAACTTGTTATATATATAATAAAGCGATGTTAGAAGCAGGCCCATTCCAAAAAAACTTTACTGCTAAAAAAAAGCTATATTCTCATCAAGACCAATTTGAATTAATTAGAGAGTGGGCTAAGGATAAAGGTATATATGAACAAGGAGATGTTAAAACACAATTAATTAAATTATATGAAGAATCAGGAGAATTATCCCAAGCTATACTTAAGAATGATAAAGACGGTATTATTGATGCTATTGGTGATAGTGTTGTTGTTCTTACTAATCTGGCCAAACTCGCCGGTGTTCGCATTGAGGACTGCATTAGCGCTGCTTATGATGAAATATCTAATAGAACTGGTAGAATGATTAACGGAACATTTGTAAAAGATGAGTAAAGATAAAATAATACAACAGGTTGTAGAAAAAATACAGAATAGATCCAAAGTTGGTTTTAAAAAATATGGCGTTACACTTTACGATGATAACCAGCCACTAGACACATGGCTTAACCATATACAAGAAGAACTAATGGACGCCGTAAATTACATTGAAAAAACAAGAATGTCTTTGCGAGAAGAAATTGAAGAATGTTATATAAAAGATTTAAAAGTTACAGACCCTGAATTAATTTCAGCATATCCAGAAACAGATTATTGGACAACTAATCATACAAATGAAATACAAAAAAAATAGAAAAAGAGGCCCAGTAACCTCTAAAAAAATATCATATGATGGTATAAACTTCGCTTCAGGCCTTGAAAGATATACTTATATTGCTTTAAAAAAAGCAAAACTATTTGAATATTACGAAGGCGAAAACTTTGCTTTAATAGATCCATTTGATTTCCCAAATGAATCATATGAAAAACAAGCAAACGGCAAGGGCGAATATATTAACCGTGGTATTAAAAAAATATTAGGTATAAAGTATACACCTGATTTTACTGGAAAAGATTATATAATAGAATGTAAAGGGCGTGCTAACGAGTCATTCCCTTTGCGGTGGAAATTATTTAAATTATGGCTAACGAAAAACAATATTGGAAGGACGCTTTACAAGCCGCAAAACCAGAAAGAAGTAGATTTAACGATACAGATGATAAAAGAAAAAAGAAAAAGCAAGCGCAAATAATGTACAAAAGGCGCAAAATTGAAAAAGAAATTAAAAAACTATTAAAACATAATCCAATAAAATATAAAGAAATAGTGGAAGTGCATGGAAGATACGGAATTTAATTTAGAAGATCACTACGCAGAAAGAATTAGTTTTCATAAAAAAATGTTATTGTATTATTTAAATGAGCAAGCAACATGACATCTTGGGAACTTTCTTTAGGACTTTACCCTGGTTTCTTAATAGGGGCCAGGAGTTATGATAACAACACTACGTGGGAACACGTTATATACATACCGTTCGTTGAATTATGCTTAACAATTTATAAAGATGGCGATGAGAACTAATATAAATAATTTCACGCCTACTAAAAAAATAAAAAGGCCCGGAATACACGCTAAGACTAAAACGTCTAAACTAAAATCAAGTAAACATTATAAAAAATTATATAAAGGACAAGGAAAATGAAAGAATTATATCAAATGTTATTCACTTCTGCACAAGCAGATAGATCTAAAGCACTTCTAACTTTAAACTTATTAGGCAATAGACCTGCTGGTATTGGAGATCACTCAACAACAGACTTCTACAAAAATGCGGAAGAGGCGCTACAAATGCTAACAGACGCGGACGATAGAGTAGAAACTTTACAAAAATATTTTATGACAGAAGAAAACAAAAAAGATGAAGGAAAGTAGACTGCTGGAAATGCACAACAAAATAGAAACACTTGGCAAAGCAGTTAATATGCTAGCAAGAGACTTAACTCATATAAAAGACTTATCAGTTGGAACTATGAGTTTGATAAAAAAGTTTAAAGGTTATAAAAAAGCATTAGAAGAATTAAAAACAGAACACGCAAAAAAACAAATTGAGAATGAGCCTATTCAAGGAAAGGATACCGTATAAACCATTTGAATACCCTGAATATTATAATGATGGTTGGTTAAAACAAGCGCAAGCATTTTGGTTACATACCGAAATACCAATGCAAGGTGATGTTAAAGATTGGAATGAAAAACTTACCAAATCAGAAAAAAATTTAGTAGGTAATATATTATTGGGATTTGCACAAACAGAATGTGCAGTTTCAGATTATTGGACACAAAAAGTTGTAGGCTGGTTTCCAAAACACGAAATAAAGCAAATGGCTATGATGTTTGGTAGCCAAGAAACAATACACGCTGTAGCATATAGCTATTTAAACGAAACATTAGGCCTTGAAAACTTTGAAGCATTTTTACAAGATGAAGCAACTATGGAACGGTTTGACAACCTCGTCGCTTATGAAGGAACTGAGTTGGGTGGCATCGCAAAATCCCTGGCTATTTTTTCTGCTTTTGCTGAAGGAGTTAGCCTTTATTCTGCTTTTGCTGTATTATATTCTTTTCAATTAAGAAATTTATTAAAAGGAATCGGTCAGCAAATGAAATGGTCTGTTAGAGATGAATCTTTGCATTCTAAAATGGGATGTCAGCTATTCAAGCACATGTGTGCTGAAGTACCTGAACTACGAAATAAATGTTATAAAGATGTTATTGAAGCAGCAGAAGCAATGCTTAGTGCAGAAGAAAAATATATTGACAGGATGTTCGAACAAGGGGATATTGAAAACCTTAAAGCTTACGACCTCAAACAATTTATTAGAAAAAGACTTAATGAAAAAATCGTTGAACTTGGTTACAGCAACAGGGGGAAACACTTTAAATATAATGAAGTCGCATCAGCAAACCTCGACTGGTTTTACCATCTTACCGGTGGTCATACTCATACTGACTTTTTTGCTGTTAGGCCGACTGATTATTCAAAAGCTAATGAAGGTGAAGACTTTCAAGATATTTGGTAAATTAAATAAAACAAAATGAAATATTTATTTGGAACATTATTATTATTATTTTTTATATTAATAGGAACTTATGCTTTTGCGCAGCCCCCTGAAATATATGGCTTGTGGAGTAATCAAGAAGGCGAATTTGTAGAAATAGATTATAACGACACTTTTAATAGGTTTGTTGTTATACCGGCTACTAAGAAAAAAAGGTCTTTAGCCACAGGTAACATAGAGTATGCAGACAAAGAGCTAAGAATATTTAGATCAGATACAACAGATATATATAATTTATGTTATTATATAGGCAATGAAACAATGGTTATATGCAGACCCCGATCAACGAAAGCTTGGCTATGGCAAAAGGTACGCTAAAAATATGCAATAAATGCCATAAAGAAAAAAGTAATATAAAGTTTAGACCAGATAAAAAAACCTGTATAAAATGTGAGTACCGCTTTAAACAAAGATGGTTAAGATCTTTAGTAAAAGAAAGAAAATTAATTCCTTACGAAAGATTAGCCAATAGATTAGGTTATATGGGTACAGGTTTTTTTGTTACAGCACCTCACATGCTACCAGACACTTCTGGTGTAGTTGTTTATTTTTTAGCCGGCTTATTTTCTTTACCCCAGGTTTGGGTCGCAAAACAATGGAATCTTGTTATAGTTAATTTAAACGTCATAGCTGCGTACAGCTTATTATTTTTTAGATAATGTGGAATAACGATTGGAAAAAAGGAGAAGATTACCCTACTTGGGGAGACACTGATGTTTACAAAAAAACAATATCAGGAGGTTACCTACTATTAGGAGAGACGCCAAAAGAAGCTTATTGGAGAGTTGCTAAAGCTGTAGCTAGACGTTTATACAAGCCAGAACTAGCTGAAAAGTTTTTTCAATACATATGGGATGGCTGGCTGTGTTTAGCTTCACCTGTGCTATCTAATACAGGCACAGATCGAGGTTTACCTATAAGTTGTTTTGGTATTGATGTAGGTGACAGCATTTCCGAAATAGGTACTAAGAATTTAGAGATGATGCTACTTGCTAAACACGGCGGCGGAGTTGGTATTGGAATTAATATGATAAGGCCCGCTGGAGCTAAAATAACAGGTAATGGAACAAGTGATGGAGTGGTGCCATTTTGTAAGGTTTATGATTCAACTATACTTGCCACTAATCAAGGGTCTGTCCGAAGAGGAGCGGCGAGCGTTAATATTAACATTGACCATCCCGACTTCGACGAATGGCTTGAAATTAGAGAACCCAAAGGAGACGTTAACAGACAGTCACTTAACTTGCACCAGTGCGCTGTGGTCGGCGATAAGTTCATGCGAAACCTTGAAGCAGGAGATGCTGAGGCTAGACAAAAATGGGCAAAGCTATTACAAAAACGTAAAGCAACTGGAGAGCCTTATATATTGTTTAAAGGAAATACAAACAAGAATAATCCAGAAGCATACAAGAAAAATAGTTTAAAGGTACACATGACTAACATATGTAGTGAAATAGTGCTACATACAGATGAATCACATAGTTTTGTGTGCTGTTTATCATCAGTTAATTTAGATAGATACGACGAGTGGAAGAACACAAATTTAATTTACGACGCAACTTGGTTTCTAGACGGTGTGCTAGAAGAATTTATTCAGCGTGCCAAGAATATGAAGGGATTCGAGAACTCTGTACGCAGTGCGGAGAAGGGCCGAGCGGTTGGGTTAGGTGTGCTTGGATGGCACAGCCTACTGCAAAAAAACGGAATATCTTTCGAAAGTTTATTAGCACAATTCAAAACGCGAGAAATCTTTTCAAAAATAAAAATTGAAACAGAGAGAGCATCGCGTAGCTTAGCAGAAACTTATGGCGAACCGCTGTGGTGTGCGGGAACTGGAATGAGGAATACTCACCTTAGAGCCGTCGCGCCTACAGTTTCAAATAGCAAATTAGCTGGGAATGTTTCTCCGGGTATTGAACCTTGGGCAGCGAATGTTTTTACAGAGCAATCAGCTAAGGGTACTTTTATTAGAAGAAACAAAGAATTAGAAAAAGCATTAAGAAAAGTTGGTATCAATAATAAAGAAACTTGGGATAAAATTCTTAAGGATGGTGGATCCATTCAAGGGATTAAAGAACTTAGCGGATGGTATTACGATCACGGAGGAAGACTTAATCAAGAAGAGGGGGAACCAGTAAAGAATGTATTTAAAACATTTAAAGAAATAAATCAATTAGAGCTTGTTCGCCAAGCAGGCATAAGGCAAGATTATATTGATCAATCTGTTTCTTTAAATTTAGCATTTCCTTCAGAAGCTCCACCTAGATGGTTAAATCAGGTACACATGGAAGCATGGAAGCGTGGTATTAAAACACTATATTATACGCGTACAGAATCAGTATTAAGAGGAGATATAGCCGCAGCAGCTATGGATCCTGATTGTTTAAGCTGCGACGGTTAATTTAATTTATTATGACTTTAAAAGAAAAAGTAAAAAAGTTAGAAGCTGAATTGCTTAAGGCTAAGCAAAAAGCAGCTGACGTTATTTTAGACACGAAAGATAACGTATTCACCCAGAAAGAACTTAAAAAAATTAGGTTTTTAGAAATGTGGGCAATTGCAGGGCCAATAGTAGGTTTACTTATTGGTTTAATATTTTAAATAATTAAAGGGGATGACGCCGTAATTGGTATCATCCCCCTTTTTTATTTAAGCATATAGCTTTTTAGCCTGTTTAGTTGTAGGCTCTGCGTCATACGCGCGTTTTTCCCACGGTAATTTTGGGTCACCCTCTTTATAGTATTTACCGTTATAAAGTATCTTTCCGTTTTTTCGCTTATACTTTTTACCTTTCCAATATACAAATTTATCATCATAATCAAGTACACCACTTTTCATATCTTTAACATGCTGTTTTTCGTGGGCTACTGTTTTAACCTTTTCTACTGATGATAAATTAGGATCTATTTCTATAGTTCCATCTCTATTAGCTTGTCCCGCTACACCTTTTTTAAGTTTTTTTGCAGGAGACTTTTTTCTGGCCTCCATTACTCTTTTATATGCGTCAGGGTTTGATTTTTTAAGGTTTTTCATAAAAGACTCAAACTCTTTACTTCTTTCTACCTGGCTGTCATTATCAATGTCTAAATTGTAATCTGAATACCCAAGCGCTAAAGCAATTCTTTGCCAAGTTTCTAATTCTTGGTCTAAAGACATTTTTATATTACGAGCTTTTAATACAGCTCTATCTGCCGGAACATTTGCAACAGCAGATAAAACCTGGCCTAATGCAAGCGCAGCTGGATTATCTACACTAATACCTTTAGATCTTATATCTTTTAAATTATCTTTATATGTAAAAGCTCTTCCCGCATTTCTTAAATTTGATATTTTTTTATCAATAGGAGGCGTCAAACTTAAAGCTTCCAACCCAACATCTACATAATTAGGGGCTTTAGACTTATATTGTTCTACAGCTTTTATTACTACATTCTTAATTGCCGCTGCGCCCGCTCCATAAACTCCGGAACCTCTAAGAAATAAGTCAGCTGTTGAGTTTGCGATAGTTTGAATAGCTTTCTCTTCTTCTTCATCATCAATAGTATCATCGTCAAATAGTGAAGCAAACAGAGCTTGCTGTAGTGCTGTAAATATTATATTTTGAACAGCTCCATAATATATTATTTTAGATAAATTTGTTTTCCAATCACCTCTACCATTATAAAGATCTAAAGAAGCTTTTTTAACTAATCTAGTATATTGCATAGGGGTGTTTGCAAAAGCTAGTATAACACGCCCTAAATTGCTTGCTTGCTGCATTGAAACTCTATCTGGTCTAGATGATTGTTGAGACTCTTCTGCTATTTCTTGGAATTCTATTAATGTCTTACTAATTGCTTCTTGCTCAGAAAATCCTTTCTTTTTATAAGAATTAATTCTATTGCGATAAAAACTAGCGCCCCCTATTGCTATAGCAAAATTATCTGCTATTTGTGTAGGTAAAAAACCTGCTTTTAATAATCCCGATAGAGCTCCTTTAATTCTGTTTTTTGAAGTTGAAGCAGCATTTGCTATTTCATCTGCATTAACATCATTTTTTAGACCAGATCTCCTAGCTTTCAAAAAGTCTGAATTCATTAATGTTGCAAAATCTTTCCAAAATTGTGGTTGATTTGCAAAAGCTTTACCTGCCATTAAAGGATTGTTATCGCTAAAATTAATAAAGTTGACAGAAGAAATTGTTTGCAGAAGAGCTGACCGGGTGTTAAAGAACATTATTGTTCCAACAGAATCATTAACCCACCCTAAAAATTCTTGCTCTAAACGATTACCACCAATTCTATTTCTACCGGTTTTCATTCTATGTAAGATATTCTCTAGTGCCTCTACATATTTATCACCAAATATAGCCTGAAGCTTATTTAAGTTTTCTTTGCTATACACGGTGTCTACATTCTCTTGCCAGTCCTTTAAAAATTCAGAACGAGAAACAGTATTAATATTGTTTATTAAATCAATTGTTAAATTTCCAGCTAACCAATCAGATTCCGGCGCAGGATAAGGATTACCATTTAATAATGATTTAATAGAATTAGCAAACTCTAATAACTCCGGGCTATTCTCTACATAATTTACTAAAGCTTTAGTATCTCTTTTAGATGTAGTTTCTGGTACAACATTTTGTTCGTTCCATAAAAATATTCTTAAAGCTTGTTCATTAGTAAATCCTCTTACAGCTTGTTTTTTTAAGCTTTTAGGACTTTTCTTTATTTGCTTTTTTAGTTGTCTCCACTCTTTTAAAGTATTTACTTTCGCAGCTTCAAACTGATTTATAGCAACAGCGTATGGAGTTAAAAGATTTTTCTTATACCATTCAAAGTTTTTATCTCCAACTTTACCTTTACCCAGTGTTGGATATATAAGTCCTACAAAATCCTCAGCAGAATAAGGGACAAAGAATTTAAATTTGCCTTTATTCTTGCCTAGCATTTTAGCTCTATCTTCCGAGTACCTTGCTTCTGATTTTATGCCTTTAACTTTTTGCAAAATATCGTTGAACTCATTATCTAATATTTTAGAAGCCATCACTCTTGTAGATTTACCTGCGGCGTCAATTTTATATTTATCAGCCATTGTTTGACCGTTAATGTCAATTATACTCGCAGGATCGATACCTCCAAAAATAAATACATCAGGATGAAAATATCTTTCTGTCCAATGACTATCATATACATCCCAGCCTAAGCCCATCGAATTGCCTCTATTCGCTTTTTTTAACACGGCATCAGCCGCTGCATCCAAAGCAATTACTTTATAATTATTCATAACAGCGGGATAAGCTGTTTGAAAAGGAACTTTGTTTAATGCTGACGAAATTAAAAATAATCTAGCATTATTAGCTTGCATGGCATGTTCCCATTCATATAATTTTTTCCCGTTTCCTTTTGGATTTTGAGAATAACCTATAACTTCAGCCCCAAGCCTGTGCCAACCCGCTCCTCCAAAACTTGTAGGTGTTAAATAAACAGCAAGTCTAGCCGCAGAAGGGTTTTGAATTATAGCTTCGTATAGCGGTTCCCATACTTGTTTGTGCATCGCGCTGTTTGAATCATTAAAATTTTGCAGTCTTCCTGATTCAATAGACTTTTTAATTGTTTCTGGTGTACTGCCTAACCATTTATTAAAATCTCTTGCCGCCCAGCCTTCAGCTTTGCCTTCTAATTTAGTTTTGCTTTTTTGTTTTATTTCTTCAACAACATTTTCTATTTTGTTTTTTAGCTGAGCTTTTAATTTTTTAAATTGTTGTGCTCCTTTTTTAGATTTTTTAGAATTTTTATAAGCATCTTTCATCATCCTATGATTAGGAAATATTTTAGAAAAAGACCCTATTATTTCTATAGGCAAGGTGGGCCCAATTTTTTCCAAATCTCCAACCAATTCATTTTGACCTTTTTCAGTGCTTAAGTCATATTCTCCTCCGAACTTTTCTAATAAAGCAGCTGTAACATTTTGTGCAGGTCTACCGGCCCCATCTTTAAAGCCGGCCATGTTAGAAAGCTTAGTTGGCCCATTTTTCGGAGGAAGTATTTTACTAGCTAAAACAACACCATGCTTTTCTTTAAATAATTTAGCAGTGGCTTTGTCTTTTTTAGCGTATTCTATTCTTTTTTCGTTGCCAATTTGTCTTGCAATCGCTTTGTTAAGTGATTTCTTACGATCACTTCGTGTAGAAGCTTGGTCGTTTTTAGCCTCATAATATTCTAAAAACTCTTGATTACTCGGCTCAATAACATTCCAATCAGTAGCAGGGCCGCCACCTTTTTGAAAATCAATATTTGATAAAGCAATATCTTTTAAATCATCAATATTTTTCTTTATAAATTTAGAAAAATCTTCTGAAGTTTTAGTGTTTTTGCCTAATACTTCTGAAATATCTTTAAAAAGTTGCTTACTAAATAAATCATTAAATGCTTTATTACGAGAATTTACTTTTTTAAGATCTGATATATTTTTACCTGTTAAAGTTTTATCGGCTTTAATTGTAGCAAGTTCGGCTAGCTTATCTGATTTGTCGTTTAATTCCTTAGGTAAATTAAATTTTTCAAATACATTTCTAGTATCAGTTATTTCTGTTTTTTGGTCTTCAGCGACAACTTCTTTTGATTCGGGTGTGTCTAATGTTTGTGCACCCTGCGTTACTTGTCCCCCAACTCTTTCATCTAAAACCCTTATAGCCCTATTTGCTAATTGGCTTTTAGCATAACCCCCAAAAGAACCCACCTCCGGATTGTATGTTTTAGCTAAACCTAGCAAAGAACTCGCTTTATTACGTTCTGTACCAAAAGTAAGGTCTGAAACAATATCTTGCTTGTTTTGATTATCAGCAAGATAATCCATTATAAATTGATCTTGTTCTTTACTTATACCTAGCCCAACTTTGCTTATTCTATCAACAACCGCTTGCGCTAAAGGTTCATAAGCTATAGCTGCTTCCGCCTGAAACGATTCAGGAGCATTATTTGTTTTTCCGTCGTGCTTGTAGTTTTGAAATTCATTATTAACGGACCCTTCTTCAAACGCTACATTTTCAACTATTTTAGAAGTTTCAACACCTTTTTGATCTTCCGGCTGAGATGTTGCACCTAAATTAATTTTTTTGCCAGAAACAATTTTTCTATTAAAGTTTTTAATAAACTCAAATGCTTGTTCTCCGGTGTTAATTTTAAATTCATCCGCTTCATTAGGATTAACAAAAGTATTTATAGAAGACTTTATATTATCTCTTAGTTTTGATAAAAAATCTTTACTTTCTTCTCTTATTATATCTTGATTTATTAAATCACTAATTACAGTAAAAAGTTCTTCCGACTGATCTTCTGTTTCATATAAAGATAACTTAGCTTTTATATTGTTTAATTGATCATTAGTAATATTGCCCTCGCCTTGCTCCATCTCAACCTGCAACATTAAATCATCTTTTACAGCGTCAAAAGCTTCTTTTGTAAGGCCTTTTGCTAGGAAAGCAGCATGCATATACTCGTGTATTGCTGCGGCTCTATTTGTTTTAGGTGCTATATCCGTAAACACCACGGCATTTTTTGAATCTTTGTCAAAGAACCCATCATTGCCCGCTACGTTTTCTAATATTACTCTAGCCTCTTCCTTGTTTATAGTATCACCAGCGTCTGTGGTCATCGCAGGGCTTTCGCCCTCTATAAAAGAATTTAATTTAGAAATATCATTATTAGATATTCCTAATACTTTATTAGCCCATTTTGTTTTTTTATTATGGACCTTTACTTTTTGTAAGTTTGTTTGAGTAGTTAACGCATTCCTATATATATCTCCCTCAGATAATCCTTCTACTGCTTCCAAAGATTTAAATCTTTTATCCGCGGAGTCTATTAAATCTCGTTTTTGCTGTTGTAAAGAATTAAATTCTTGCTCTAATTCTTTTCTTAATATATCCTTACTTTTTTCAGATATAGAAGGATCTGACGCTGCACTAGTCCAGTTGCTGTTTATTTTTCTTGATTGCCTATCTAATTCAAATACTTGTTTTTGTTGCTCTTCAGATAGCCTTAAAAACCTAGCGGAAGTGATGTCTTGATTTTCGCTAATTGATTTTATTTTTTTAGTTATAATTTCACCAATTTGGTTTTTACGGTCAGTGGTTGTATTTTCATTTTTTAATTCTAAGGTAAGTTCAGATATTTCAGAAAGCCTATTCGCTATATCTTGTTTTTCTTGCTTAGAAGAAATTACATTGAGCATTGCGGCCCTACCAACAACACCTCCTTCGGCAACTCTAAAGCCTGTTCCTATTAAAGCACCTTGAGCCATAGCTTCATCCATGCCTTCAGTATAAGATTTCTCTTGACCGTCTATGTGTATATCAGCTATGTTTTGTGTTAAAGTTGTTAAGCCTTCCGTGCCCCCCTCTATAACAGTGCCCCCGGGTAAACGGGCTGCTGATTTACTTATAGCTTCTTTATATGAAGAAACAGGTATTGCCTTTCTAGCAGCCTTAAGATCATTTATAAGTTTAACAGTACCTAATCTTTCAAAAACACCTTCTGCAGCACCATATATACCACTTGTAGCTAGTTTAGTAAGATTATTAGTGCTAATTACATCATTATATTTATTTATTTGCTCAGTTATTTTATTTTTTTCGAGCTGGTCAGTTGTATTTTCTAACTGTTCTTTTAGTTTTGGTAAATTTTTTATAGCTTCTGCTTCGTTTACCGCATATTCAGAAATTCTACTAGTATATCCTGTAGTAAAAAATAATGGTAATGCAGCAGGTCCTGATGCAGCCATTATACCTGACGGTACAAAATTAATTAAAGCATCGCCCGCCCACTCTGAAAATTGAGAAATATTAGATACTGCTCCAATAGCAACAGGTTTTGCTAAATTTTCTTGTCTATTTTTAGCAAGCTCTTGGCTTAAATTTATTAAATCTTTTGTATACGATTTAGCTTTGCCTTCTTCACTTTTAAGCATGTCAAGCGTATAATTTACGCCTAACGCAATATCAATTCCTGTTTTAGCTAAAGTATTTTCTAACATATCTAAGTCGCTATAACTGCGCTTAAATGCGTCATAAATGCCTTTTGTTTTATTTAAATCAGATTGTTTTGCTATAATATCAGTGCTTCTTTCTTTTAAATCTTTAAGATTAAGCTGGAGCTCCTCGACCTCTTCAGGGGTTGGGTTTACACCCATATCAATGCTTATGTTTATAGCCTTTACTTTTTCTTCGTAAGCATTAAGATTGTCTGTAAATTCTAATTCTGATTGAGCATACGAAGCTTCTTGTTCTTCTTTTCTTTGTCCAAGCTGTTGTTTCAATTCTTGTTGAGCATATTCTGGAACATCTTCCATGAAGTCCCTTTCTTTTGCGTCAAACTCTTCTTGCATTTTTTCAGCAAGTGTTTCATCAGGTATTTCAAGATCTACACTTGGATTTTGCAGATATTCCTCATAAAGCTCACGCTCATTAGATTTAAATTCGCCTTGTTCAAAATTATTTTTTAATTGTTGCTGAAGATTTTTTTTCTTTGTACTAATATCCTCTATAGATGTTGCTTTATAGTATTCTTCTTCTAAATTATTTATTAATTCTTGTTTATTATCAGCTATTAAAGCTAACTCTTTTTGACGGGTTTGTTTTCTAACGCTTTTGCGGGGTGATTCCAAAGAACCACTTTCCGACTGTAAACCCATATCTACGGGCTTTTCTGCCGCCGCAGGCACAGTCTCCTCCACAACGGCATTCGTCTTTCCCACATTAGAATCAGGATTTGATTTTTGATATTCAGCTATTACAGCATTTATATTTTCTTCGGGTTGCCCCTCATCAAGCATCTGCTGTACAATTTGTTCTAATTCGTTCATTTACCTTGATTATAATTATTTATATATTGCTTTGCATCAAAATTTGTAGATGGTAAGTTATCTGGAAATGCAATTTTATTAGATTGTATAATTAAATCCAATTGAGTAGCTATTTGTTCTGGTGAAGCTGTAATTGGAATTCTAGCTAATATATCGCCTCCACTTGTTCTAGCTGATGTACCCCCATCTTTTCCTAAAGTAGTAGAAGTTTTTGAAGTAGATCTAATTACTAATTCACCATCTTCAACTGTTGGTTCTTGAAGGTTAGGTGCTAAGCCTAGCTGTTTTATATTAGGATAGCTTGCAAAAAACGTTTCTTCTCTTGATGGAGTAGAGGGAGTTTGTTTTGGTAAGCGAGGCTCTAATGCGGTATTATCTAAACCTAGATTTAGTTTTGGATCACTCGGGGTTGCTGGCGGTTGGACTTTCGTAGCAAAATAATCAGCAGGATTTGTAGTTTTAGTTTCTTGACCATCTGTGTTACCAGTGGTTCCCGTAGCTCCTGTAGCTCCACGAACTGTCGATGCCAGCCTTGTAGTTTCCGTAGTGTGAAAGTAAGGTGCTAATAGATCCTTGGCAACTTCGTTAAATTTTTCTTTAACAAAGTTTTCAGGAGATTTAGATTTGCCATTAGCTGATAACTTAACATTTAGATCAAAAGCTTTAGCATCCATTCCGTCTTCATCCCAATTATTCGGACTAGCATAAGCCCTTATGGCACTATTAGAATCAAGCTCTGCATCGTACATTCTATTTAAATAAGGGG